ATCTAGGACAGAAGTATTACAAGAAGAACAAGCCAATAACGCGGGCCGACTTGAATGTAATCGTTAAAAACTACATCAAAAGCGTGTTGACTGCCAGACCGTACACTTTGGAAGAGAAACAAAACGAACCTTATCTCAAAGAGGAGTGGTCGTCACTTAGTCAATTCAAAGAATACCTACAAAAACAAGGCTACACCGTAACGTCTTTTGACGGGTTTCAGTTAATAGCTAAAGATAGCGACAAGCAAGTGCATAGTTACATGCTTGGCTTGGGCAAAATATTAAGGGATTAGTCTTTACGAACTATCGTATGGGTCTGGTCGATAGTTTTAGGCGATTCTTTTGGTCTATCCAACAAAGGTATAACATCCGCAAGCAACCCATCTACTTTTTTAATTAACTGATCTTCGGACATAGACTCAAGCGTACCTGTTCTAATTTCTTTCCTATCTACGTACAAACCGGCTGCTCGGCCTCTCTGTACTTCTGCGGCTACGGCTGCGGTGTAGTTGCCTTTGTCCAAGGCACAATCTCTAATCTCTGCAAGCTTTCTTATGTGTCTGCCGTAAGAAACATCAAACTTTGCATTGACCTCAGCCTGTAAGTCTTGGATGTATCGAACAACTGCGGGGTATTTTCTTGGATTGGTTAACTCGGATGCTCTGCTTTTTGCAGAACTTTTAGAGTAGCCAGCAGACAAGGCACACTCTTCTTTAGTTTTACTGCCGTCGTTGTACACGTATTCGTGGGCAAAACGTCTGGCTTTTTCTGAAATCTTCTTTTCAGCTTCCATGGTCGTAATGATATAACAGCAAATATCCCATAGTCAAAGGACCAAGGGCTGTTTTAGCTGAAAACCTAATTTCCTAATGTGGACCTAATGTGGCCCACATTAGGTGGAAACCCTTATAGAACCTAACGTACAGCAAAAATGAATGCCATAACGCCATTTATTTAGTGAGGCTGATAGTCTAAATCTTTTGATTTTTGAAAAAATAGACATTCACATTAGGTGGAATAATAAAAAAGGTATATATGGGAAAGGGTTTTCGACCTAATTTTTACCTAATGTGAGCCTTTTGTTCACATTAGGTTTTTGGAGTTTTTGGGGGAAAAGGCGACCGTTAACACTTAATCTTTGGAGAAAATAACGGGTAAACGACCGCCTTTATGAAGTTATTATGAAAAAACTTATGTACCCATTGTACTGGCACTATTTTAAAAATCAATATGGGACATGAAAATAAATCGCTTGACACGTCTTATAAGATATGCTATAATAGATCCCATACGGGTCGGGAACCATTGCGTGCGATCTGGTAGTACGGCGAGATAAGCCATGTGACAAGCCAGACTTAATCGACCAACCGAGGCGGACGGGACCTGTCGGAACAACGACACAAAACAAAAACTGTTTTAAATAAATTTTAAATTACGGAGACTATTATGAATAAAAACGTTTGGAGTAAACACTACGAAGGTTTGTTAGATTGTTTGTGGAATCAATGCGAAAACTACAAAGAACTATTAACCTTGATGCTAAAAACAGCCAAAGAGAAAGACGCTAAACTACTTTCAACAATAAAACTTAAACGAAAAAAGTTAAAAGGTATTGTTGAAAAGTATGAAGCAGATATTTCTGACTTGGCTTTCAAGAGAAAAGTTTTCAAAGAAGCTGTCTCTGACGTCAAAAGAGAATATTCTTTTAGACGAAAGATCAGTGGCCTAGAGAAAAAACACTCTTATTTAGCAGTGTTCTGGGACGGCGATGAAGATGTCTATACCACATGGGTGTATTCAGATGACTTCAGAAGTGGAGAGGACCCCAAAGACCCATTTTGTGATTCTCACTTTCACCACTCTTACGAAGAAGCCTACCACGCTTGTTTAACTTATATAAAACACCATGAAACCAAAGAGGTGGCATGATGATAGATAAGTTTACAGTAACTGTTACATGTCCTGTTGAAAAACAGGACATACACTTTGACTTCACCTACTTAGATAAAAATCATAGGTGGATAGTTTGCGACAGAAGGATAGCTTCAGGAGCGGGAACCGTTTACGAAGCACACAATTTAGACGCGGCTATCAAAGATATCTTAACGATAGAATAGAAGAAGGGGAGATCGTTTCGGCGGTCTCCCCTTTTTTATGGTCCTTTGTCCTTCTACCCTGTTTCTTCGTCTTTCAAACAAAAAATCCCACATTCAAAATCATAGCTCTTGAGCGGTCGTCCTTTGGCGTCTAACGGTAAAGCATCGAGAAAGATTCTTTCGCCCTTGTGGCGCACTAACTTAGCGCCTATGCGCCTTGATTGTTCGGCCCGACTGGCAAATACCTCTGGGAATGTTTCTCTAACCAAGTTCCAATACGTAGGCGAGGTAGCTTTCACACAACCAATGCAATTAGCGTTCGGATAACCAAGGTCGTAGATCCTTGGTCGTTGGATGCCCGCCGCTTGTATAATGTCAAAGCAATCTTGTTTGGTGATCTCTTCTTCTACCAGCACAGGAATCAAGGTATCTCTCTCCGTTCGTGCGAATCGTTCTGCGCGTTTCTTTTCATCGTAAGTAAAACCAAGAACCAAGTGATCTGATTTGTTGGTCGCTTCCCAATATTGTCTGGCGTTCTTTTTTAAATGTAACGTACACGGCGCGCCTATCGGTCCAGACATAAAGCGCCGATCATCCCAAACGGTTTCCGCCGAACAGTCTTTAAATTTAGGATTGATGGCATACTCTATCTCGACCCCAAGCCAGTCTTGCACATCCAAAAGAAACCTTTGATTATCTTCGTGTTCTTCTTTGACCGGATTGTTGACGACACGGACTCGGTTGTCCTTGCCGTACAGCTCAAGTGTTTTCTTTGCCGCCACCGCAGAAGCAGCACCGCACGAAAACCAAACAGTAATATCCTTATCTACCCTGTCCACGATAGCGTTTAAACTGCTTCTTGCCTTGCTTGCTCCGTACGACCGTGTTTGCGCTTCTGCCATTACCTTGAGAAGTGTGCTTGGTCCTTCGTCGGTTGGGATCCACCGTAACGACTTGTTTTACTTTAGCCATTACGCCCAAACCTTTTTCTTCTTACCACCAAAATACTCAACGGCATGTCCTTCGTCGATTAACATCTGGCAAATATCCTGTCCGTCCTCAGTATAAGGTATACCGAGCACTCTGCCGTATTTACCTTTGCCCAAGGACTTTACCTTAAACCGACCCACGCACAGCTCTTTAAGACGCTCTTTCGCAGCCAAACCTAGCTTCTTTTCCGCTAAGTTCCTTGTCCTTGATTCTGGGGTGTCTATGCCGTGCAACCTGACCCTTTGTTTATGCAGCTTGACATCAAAGCCAAGGTCCAAGGTCACATCAACCGTATCGCCGTCAACAACTCGTTCTATTTCTGCTTGATATACAAACGCGTCTGGATTATCCGCCATCTTCTACTCCTTACTTATACGTTCTACCGTAGTCGCCATAGTTCATCACCATGCCGCCAGCTTTCATTTCGTCCGGGTCGTCAATTTTCTTTTTCATCTTAGCTAAAATGTTGCTCTTCTCTTCTATGCTAGGTCCTTGGTCCTTCAACGTATCGTTCACTATACGTTTGGCCCTACCTACATTCATCACTATGTTTGATCCTTCGGCGTACTGCGCGGTGATTGGCATATCAGGATCAGAGTCGCGCGCTACTTTATTACTGCCCATCGTTTCAATCTCATCGAGCTCTCTTTGTACCAATCTAAGTTGATCGGCGTCAGCGCTTTGTACAATGTCGTTAGCGATATCTCTAACTTCGTCCGCCGCTCTTGGATCACCCGCTATTTGTTTGAGGCGATTTAGGCGTTTGACGATAAAGACCGGCAAGCCTACGGCGCCTAAATATTCCAACGGATCGTCAGGATCGGGAGCGAGTATAGAAAGTATCCCGCCTAAGTTTTTCATTTGCTCTTCAGGCGGAAGATCGGTTTTGCCAAAATATAAAGCGTCTACCGCTTTGCGCATTTCTTCATTCATAATTTAATTATACAGCTAATCAAACCATTGGCGAACCTCGCCGAGCACTTCGTTACTGATCTGCACTTTGTCGAGAAGCGATTGCAGTATCTTCTCATCAACGGTGTCTGGCGAAACTAAATCTATGTACGTGCAGCTATGCTCCTGTCCGATACGGTGAATACGGTCTTCGGCTTGGATTCGTAGCTCTAGGTCGTAGCTGTTCGAGTAGAAGATCATCGCTTTGGCTTGGGTTAGCGTAATACCTCTACCACCTGTCTGCGGATTTGAGATAAAATACCGCAGCTCGCTGTCCGGGTCTTGAAAGCGAGTAATAATATTTTGACGTTCAGCTTGAGGAGTTTCACCGTAGTATGTCGCCACCGCATTGGTCCCATGTTTTTCTGCTA